TATGTCACTCGGGTCATTTGATGCAACAATTACCGCCGGATCAGTTAATTTATATTTTACACCAGTGTATTCTTTAACAACCGTCAAAACATTAAGGCAGTCATTAGCTGTATAAATAAGTAATTAATGGGGATAGTGAACCGTGTCAAATAACAAAACATTTTCAATAAAGAATGGATTATCAGTAGGACAACTACTTGTTATAAATTCTCTAGGCCAATGGGTCGGACCAAATACCGGATTAATCGGTGCAACTGGCGATCAGGGTATAATAGGATCAACTGGCGTAATTGGCAAAATCGGCGCAACCGGAGCAACCGGTGCTACTGGTCCAGGCGGCATCGGCGCTACTGGCGTTCTTGGTTATACAGGCGCAACCGGAGCAACCGGTCCACAAGGACCAACCGGAGCAACCGGTGCAGGCGCAACAGGCGCAACCGGACCACAAGGAGCAACTGGCTTACCAGGTGCAACAGGCGCAACAGGCGCAACCGGACCACGTGGAGCTACTGGTGCAACAGGCGCAACCGGACTACCTGGTTCAACCGGAGCAACCGGACCAATCGGAGCAACCGGCGCAACCGGCGCAACCGGACCAATCGGAGCAACCGGAACTCCTGGTGCAACTGGTGCAACCGGATATACGGGGTCAACCGGTGCAACCGGCGCTACAGGATTACGAGGCGCTACAGGCCCTCGAGGAGCAACCGGATCAACCGGTCCTCAAGGAAATCCTGGCGCAACAGGCGCAACAGGTCCATTAGGAGCAACCGGATCAACCGGACCTCAAGGCGCAACCGGGTTACAAGGAGCAACGGGCTACCAAGGATCCACAGGAATACAGGGCGCAACGGGTGCAACCGGTGCAACTGGTGCAACCGGACCAATCGGAGCAACGGGCGCAACGGGCGCTACAGGGCCATTAGGGGCAACCGGCGCTACTGGATACACTGGTGCAACCGGAGCAACCGGGCCACAGGGTAATGTTGGAGCAACAGGAGCCACCGGATTTACCGGAGCAACCGGAGCAACCGGTCCACAGGGATTTACCGGTGCAACCGGCGCAACCGGGCCATTAGGCCCAACCGGAGCATCTGGAGCAACTGGCGCAACTGGATATATTGGAGCAACCGGTGCAAGTGGGCCATTAGGACCAGATGGCGCAACCGGCGCAACCGGATTCACTGGTGCAACTGGCGCAACCGGCCAACAAGGAGCCACCGGCGCAGCCGGTGCCACCGGCGCAACTGGTGCAACAGGCTTAACCGGGTCACCAGGACAAACTGGACTTACTGGCGCAACCGGGGCTACTGGTGCAACTGGACTAACAGGATCTCCTGGCAACCAAGGATCAACTGGTGCAACTGGCCTAACAGGATCAACCGGGGCTACTGGATATAACGGAGCAACTGGAGCAACTGGAGCAACTGGCCCAAAAGGTGATACCGGGCAACCCGGGCAACCTGGGTCAGATGGAACAATGGGTGCCACAGGTGCAACTGGACAACAAGGATCACAAGGATCACCAGGTCAACAAGGATCACCAGGTCAACAAGGATCACCAGGTCAACAAGGATCACAAGGATTGTCCGGATCACAAGGACAACAAGGATCACCAGGTCAACAAGGATCACAAGGATTGTCCGGATCATATACATCTAATTCTAACGCAGAATTCTATTCATTGGCGGTCGGTGGCGTTACGGTACCAACTACACAAGGTGAAATACGAGCTTCTAAAAATATTACTGCATATTATTCAGACATGCGATTAAAAGATAATATTACTATTATTGAAAATGCAATTGATGCAGTTAAACAAATTAGGGGAGTTCGATATACTCAAAATAAATTCGCAGAATCATTTGGGTATTGCAGCTACGCACCGCAAGTTGGGGTAATTGCACAGGAAGTAAACGAAGTATTACCAGAAGTAATAAAAATAGCACCGTTTGATATGGATGCTGATGGTAATAGCAAATCCGGTGAAAATTATTTAACTGTTCAATATTCAAAATTGGTTCCATTGCTAATACAAGCAATTAAAGAACGTCAAGTTCAGATTGAATATCTCCAAGAAAACATACTTAATAAATAGTTGACAGTTTCATTATGCTATGATATAATGAAACTTTTAAAAAAGGAGATAAAATGAGATTTCATGTATTGGGATTACCACATACGGTATCCAGTAGAGAGTACATCGCATGTGCGTATACTCAAAAAGTAGTTAAGTTCTGTAAAATGATGACGGAGATCGGTCACACAGTTATTCATTATGGGCATGAAGAATCCGATCTCACCTGCACTGAGCATGTGACGGTATTGTCATCAGTCGATTGGAAAGTATCTTACGGTAATCATGATTGGCGGAAGCATTTTTTTAAATATGATTTAGGTGATCATGCATATCAAACGTTTTATAAAAATGCAATAAATGAAATTCAAACAAGAAAACAAAAAAATGATTTTATTCTACCATTCTGGGGTTCAGGTGTACGCACGATTTGTGATGCACATCCCGATTTAATTTGTGTTGAACCAGGGATCGGTTATTCAGGTGGCCATTGGGCTAGGTTTAAAATTTTTGAATCATACGCAATATATCATGCATATTACGGATTAGAGTCTGTTGGGACATGTAAACAAGATTGGTATGATGTTGTAATTCCTAATTATTTTGATCCAGATGATTTCACATACAAAGATACTAAAGAAGATTATTTCTTATTCATTGGGCGTGTTTATGAAGGTAAAGGCATCCATATTGCTATCCAAGCAACTAAAGAAATTGGTGCAAGATTAAAAGTTGCAGGACAAAATTCATTACAAGATTGTGGTTATGACGTGATCCCAGACCATGTGGATGTAATTGGATATGCAGATGTTGAGACACGCCGTGAACTTATGGCTAATGCAAAAGGCGCATTCGTTGCTAGTATGTATAATGAGCCATTTGGTGGCGTACAAGTTGAATGTTTGTTCTCTGGTACGCCAACTATCACAACTGATTGGGGTGCATTCACGGAAAATAACATTCATGGGGTAACTGGGTATCGATGCAGAACATTTGAACAATTTACTTGGGCAGCAAAAAATATTGATAGAATAAACCCACAAAATTGTAGAGATTGGGCTATGAATAATTTTTCGATGAACCGTGTCGCAAAAATGTATGAAGAATATTTTCAATCAGTATTGAATATATATACTGGTAAAGGGTGGTATGAACCAAATGATACTCGTGATGAATTAGACTGGTTAAGAAAACAGTACCCAGTCCAAGATTATATCTATCCAATACTAGAACAAAAAAGAAAAAATGTATATATAGATTGTGGTACGCATATGTTTCAAGGATTTTCTCAATTTGTTAAAAAGTATAATATTAATTCAACATGGGAATGTTATGCATTTGAAGCTAACCCATATGTATATCAAAAATCAAACGAAATATATAACCAATATATCAGTGCTGGATTTAACATTACGCATTTAAATAAAGCAGTTTATGATAAAACTGAACTAGTAACTGTGAATTGTGCTTATACATATACCAATGATTATACACATTTAGGGTCTAATGTGTTAGAAAACCCCCCTGAAAAAGATATAAAATACAATGATCAATTTTTATATAATGATGCCCAACTAATGATTGGGGCTATAAAATTTTCAGATTTTATTATCAATAAATTTGATAATTCGCATCGTATAATTCTTAAATTGGATATTGAAGGTAGTGAATTTAAGGTGTTGGATGATATTATATCATCTAACGTATACAATTATTTTGATAAAATATACGTAGAATTTCATGAAAGATTTTTTGATAATATAGAATTTTATGAACAAAAAATTAAGTATTACACAACCTTCTTCAAACAAACTAATGTAGAATTTTTACATGGCGAAGATTGGGATTTAGATTAAGTCAATAATATCAAAAATAGTTTGGAGTTTGGTTCTAATTATCTTATTAGAAAAACTATTTTTCAACCCCTGGTGAAGAGGCTTGGGTGCTAATTCAATAGTACACCAAGCCCATCCGCAGTGTTCATCACTTAACGTAGGAATGAACTCATTGTCTATAACACATAAAAATGTGTGAAAATTAAACACAGTGTCGTTGGATACAAATGTTTCAATTGGTATTGTTTTGATTATGACTGGCTCAACCCCTATCTCTTCAATAATTTCTCTTTGTAATCCTTGCCACGGGTTTTCGTTAGCTAAATTTGTGCCACCAACTAACCCCCATGTCCCATTATGTTTTCCTCTTGCTTTTTGAACTAATAAAAATCGTCTAGTAGATATTGAATAAAACAATGCTCCGCTGCACACAATCTTATCAGTTATAGTACTAAGTGCCATTTTCCCTCACTATATTCGCCATCAAAACTCTTAACCCACGAAATACCATTCCACAAATACTGTACACCAGTATATATGTTAGTTTGCCATATCATTACATCATTATTAGAAGATAATGTTGAATTAAAAATTATATTCCACGAAGTACCTGACCATTCAATAATATCATTAGCATGTGCAATAAAATCAATATTGCCTGTTGATTTCCACGCATCTGGGCCATCTTCATTTAATTCACTACCAATATCTTCAACGATTAAAAACCTAGTACCAACTACTATAAGCTGATCGATTGATTCATTATTTGGGCGTTTTGGATTATAAGTTAATGGATTAACGATTGCGTCAAACGTGCCAGTACTACCTGGTCTATAACTACCAGTCGCATTATAACCTGGGTTATAATCTAATTTTCCAGTAC